GAGCGTATGAGTATTACCCGGCGCAGTGACGGCTCGCCGAAATACACCTACAACGACGACCAAACCGGGCAGACCCGAGAGATCGTTGAAGCTGCCGTGTGGCACATCAAGGGCTTTGGCATCGGTGGATTGCTTGGGCTTTCACCGATCAGTTACGCACGCGAAACGCTTGGCTCGGCAATGGCAGCTGACGAGGCCTCCGGCAAGGTTTTTGCCAACGGTATGCGCCCGAGCGGGCTGCTATCCATGGAGCAGATTCTTAATGCGAAACAGCGCGAAGAGGTTCGAGCCAGCCTGGCTGATCAATTCGCCGGTTCGATGAACACCGGGAAAATGATGGTGCTCGAGGCCGGGATGAAGTTCCAGCAAATCACCATGAACCCGGAGGACGCCCAGATGCTTGAAACCCGGTCGTTCAATATTGAGGAAATCTGTCGCTGGTTCCGGGTACCGCCGGTGCTTATTGGTCACAACGGCCAGACCACTTGGGGCAGCGGCATCGAGCAAATCATTATCGGTTTCCTGACATTTTCCCTAACACCGTGGTTCCGGCGTATTGAAATGTCGATCCGGCGCTCCCTGCTGGCGCCGGGCGAACGCAACAAATACTTCGCCGAGTTCAGCGCTGAAGGTTTGCTGCGCGCTGATAGTTCGGCCCGTGCTGCGTTTTTCTCGACGATGGCGCAGAACGGCGGTATGACTCGAAACGAGTTTCGCAAAAAAGAAAACCTACCGCCATTACCCGGTGGCGACATCCTCACCGTGCAATCAAATCTTGTGCCGCTTGATCAGCTTGGCAAGGCTGACGTCGGGCAGGGAGCAGCAAAATCCGCCCTGCGCCAGTGGCTGGGCATCACCGAGTAGGAGGAACCAGTATGTACCGGAAAAGTGCAGTCTTGAAAATCAAGGCATTCGAATTTAACACCAAGGCTATCAGTGATGATGGCCTTTTTTCTGGCTACGGTTCCGTGTTTGGCGTGGTCGACAGCTACAACGAAGTGGTCGCTCCGGGTGCCTTTCTCGAAAGCATCGCCGACACCAAGGCTAAAGGCCGCACTTTCCCCGTGTTGTGGCAGCACCAGACCGATCAGCCCATTGGTGATTGGAAAATCGATTCACTCAAGGAAGACGATCACGGTTTGTTGGGCGACGGTGAGCTCTGGATAGACGATGCCACCTGCGCCAAAACTGCTTATCGAGGCATGAAATCCGGAGCCATTACCGGGCTTTCGATTGGTTATTGGGTCCGCGAGTCGACCTTCGATGAGAAAACTCGGATCCGGACGTTGACCAAATTGGATTTGGTCGAAATATCCATCGTCACCACGCCCGCCAATGACGAGGCCAGGGTTGATGCAGTCAAGGCGCGTCTGGCTCAAGGGCAATACCCAACTATTCGCGAGTTTGAAGAATTCCTTCGGGAGAAGGGGTTTTCACGCTCGGAAGCTGAGGCCATCGCGGCCACGGGCTTCAAAAACTGGCAAGGACGGGAGTCCGAGACAGACCAAAGCGACATCAAGTCTGCATCCATTCAGCAAATGAGTGAGCTGATGCGTGGATTTCAACTCCCCAAAATTTGAAGGAAGACTCCCAATGTTCGAGAAAAAATTTCCACCCCAGCGCGAGTTCGGTCGTAAAGATACCGGCGGCGGTGGCGAGGACCTGGGCACCGTAACCAAGCAATTGGGTGAGGTCATGGCCCAGGTCAAAAACTTTGGCGAGGACATCGCCAAAAAAATGCAGGCCGGTGGTCAGGTGACCGAGGAACTGAAGCAAAAGGCCGACGAAGGCCTGACGCAGATGAACGCGCTCAAGGGCTTGTTTGACGAGTTGAAGGAGCGTCAGACCGAACTGGAACAAAAATCTACGCGTCGCGGACAGGAAGAACCGACGGAGTTCAAATCTGCCGGCCAGTTGATCATAACCGCTGAGGCGATGAAGGGCTTTAACAGTTCTTCGCGTAATTCGGTTCGTGTCCAGATGGATCGCAAAGCTTTGATGAACGTGCCTGCCACCGTCGGCGCCGGCGTCAGCGCCGGTAACTCATTGGTACCAGCTGATCGCCGCCCTGGGATCATCGCACCGCCGGAGCATCGTTTGTCCATGCGCGATCTGCTTGCGCCGGGGCAAACAGGTGCCAATAGCGTTGAGTACGCTCAGGAAACCGGCTTCACCAACAACGCGGCGACGGTGGCAGAGGGTGCAGCCAAACCTTACTCCAACATCACCTTCAACCTGAAAACTGCAAACATTCGCACTATCGCGCATTTGTTCAAGGCTTCTCGTCAGTTGCTCGACGATGCACCGGCGTTGCAAAGCTACATTGATGCTCGTGCACGCTATGGCTTGCGCCTGGTGGAGGACCGCCAATTCCTTATGGGTGACGGTACCGGGCAAAATCTGCTTGGGATCATGCCGCAGGCCATCGAGTTCGTGGCGCCAATCGTTATCGCGAATGCCACGGCCATTGACCGTATGCGTTTGGCTCTTCTGCAGGCGGTACTGGCTGAGTTTCCATCCAGCGGTTTTGTGCTTAACCCGATTGACTGGGTTGGCATCGAACTTACCAAAGACAATGAAGGTCGCTACATCATCGCTCAGCCGGTGAACGGCATTGGCCCTCGTCTTTGGGGCTTGCCGGTAGCTGAAACCATCGCCATGCCTCAGAACAATTTCCTGGCTGGTGCTTTCGACCTGGGTGCACAGATTTTTGACCGCATGGACGTGGAAGTTCTGATTTCCACCGAGAACGATAAGGACTTCGAAAACAACCTGGTCTCGATCCGTGCTGAACAGCGGACCGGCCTGGCGGTTTACCGTCCTGAAGCGTTCGTCACCGGTTTGGTCACCCCGGCCTGATTCAGCCACCCACGCACCAAGACAACCGCCTTCGGGCGGTTTTCTCGTTTTAGAGGATATCGAAATGGCAAAAGCAGACGGTAATCAGCAATCAGGCAAAGCTGATGGTGCTTCGGAAAACGACACTACGACGGGCGCTTCTATTGAAGCAAAGGACGGTGAAGTGACGATCACCCCTGTACGCCGATACCACGGCGTAGACGGTTTCAAGAAGCCCGGCGACGATCCGTATCCGGTGGCACGAGGCCGTGCAGCCGAGCTGATTGCAAATGGCCTGGCCGTGGATAGCAAAGCTGCTCAAAAGGCGTTGAACAAGATGGACGTTTCGCCAGATAACAAAGGCGACTGACAGAAGGACACTGGCCATGAGCGTCATCGACATCGAAGTGGCGATGCAGCACCTACTCGCGGAGCCTGAGGACCAAGATTCTGTTCAGTTGAAACTTGGTGCCGCTGAAAGCTCGGCGGCTAATTTCATTCAACGCCGATTCGTTGTCGATCAGGCCGCTTTGGATGCGGCCTTGGCGGCGCTACCAGCGTCGATTACTGCATCACGATTGGCTTATGAACAGGCCATCGCGGATGCTCAGCAGATTGAAAATAGTTTTGACCGGGCGGCTTTCTTAGAGGGTGCCAGTGCTCGCTATAGCGATGTACGACAGAAACTGGAAGCGACGTCCCGGGCGATTGTCATAAACGACGCCATTGTCGCCGCTTGCTTGCTGATTTTGGGCAGCCTCTATGCGAATCGAGAAGATGCGGTGATTGGTAATTTTTCAGAGCTCCCCATGGGGTCAAAATCTCTGCTGATGCCCTATCGTGTCGGGATGGGTGCCTGATGCGGGCCGGAACGCTGCGCCACAGGCTTACGTTTCAATCTCCCGGACTGACTCAAGATCCGGTAACCGGTGAAATGCTGGAAGGCTGGGTCACAATTTGGGAAAAGGTGCCGGCGTCAATACAGCCCCTAAGCACGCGTGACTTGATCGCTGCCCAGGCGAATCAATCTGAGATTTCAGGCCGCATCGTGATCAGGTACCGCGTTGGTGTTCTTCCGACTATGCGGATTATTCATCGCGATAAGATATACAACATCCAAGGCCCGCCGCTTCCAGACAAGGTGTCGGGCTTGGAATACCTGACACTTTCGGTGTCTACCGGGGTGAACAATGGATGATCGAGTCAGCTACACCCTGAAGGGAACGCAGGAACTATCCGCTCGATTCAAGGAATTAACCGAAGAAATGCGCCGCAAGGTTGTGACACCGGCAGCTAAAGACGCCATGCAGATAGTTCTCGATGATGCCAAGGACCGCGCATCTCGCATTGATGATCCAGCGACGGCCAACTTCCTACCGAAAAACATTGCGCTAATTGAGCGTAAGGCCATTGGGCAAGAGGTCGGCGCTGTCGTCATGTCGGTCGGCGTGCGTAAGCGACCTAAAGGGCAGGGCGGCGGCAACACATTCTATTGGTGGTGGGTAGAGTTGGGCACCGAGCACGCCGCGGCGCATCCCTTCATACGACCGGCCCTGGCCAACAACCGGGAAGCCGTGTTCAAGGAATTTATTAGCTCCGCGAAATTTCAAATGCTGAAACTGGGGGTCAACTGATGGCCGCACCAATCTTTAAGGTTTGCGCTGCTGCGCCTGGTGTCACCGCATTGCTCGGCTCACTTCCTACGCGGCTCTATCCTCACGGTGAAGCGCCCGAGGGCGTGGCAAAACCGTACGCGGTCTGGCAGGTAATCAGCGGTTCACCGCTCAGCTTCGTCAGCGGACGCCCTCAGGATGATCGCTATGGGTTGCAGGTCGATGTTTACGCAGATACCGCCACGGCTGCCGATCAGGTCGCCACGGCGATCCAGTACGCCATCGAGCGACAGAGCTATATCACCAGCTTCAATGGCGCACCACGCGATCCCGTAACCAAGAATTACCGCAACAGCTTCGACGTTGCCTGGCTTGTAACGCGATAACCAGAACACAACAGACGACCCGCTTCGGCGGGTTTTTTTATGCCCGCCGAAAGATTTTCCATGAAAATCGGGAGTTTCAATGAAGACGCAAGGCACCGATCTGTACGCGATCGATCCAGCGGACCACACGCTTATCAACGTGGGCTGTTTCACCTCGCTCGAGGGTATCGATACCACGATTGCCCAAATCGAAACGACCTGCATGAACTCGACCGCTCGGACCTACGAGGCTGGTCTGGCTGAGCCCGGATCCGCTTCGTTCGGTATCAACATCGACACCGCGAACGCTGCTCATATTCGCCTCCATCAGCTGAAAAAGTCAGGCACCACCCTGCTGTGGGCGGTGGGTCTTTCCGATGGCCTTGACTCGGAAGGCAACGGCATTCCTCCGACCATTGAAGCGACTGCTGGCGCTGACGGCGTGCGTGATTTCGTGCTGCCAACCACTCGCAGCTGGATCACGTTCGAAGGTTACATGAACAGTTTCCCGTTCACGTTTGGACTGAACGAAGTGATCAAGTCGAGCGTGGGTATCCAAGTGTCCGGCGATCCCGACCTTATCCCTAAAGCCGCAGTGACCCCGTAAGGACGCCTGATGGAACTCAACATTGAAACGCTAAAAGCAGCCGGCGCCTTCGTTGGGCCGCTGGTGCAGCAGGACATCACCTGGCATTCCGGTGGCGAGGTGCACACCGCGACGGTTTTTGTCAGGCCGTCGTCGTACGCAACCATCACCCGTGACTGGGCGGCTGAACGCGAAGGTCGCGAAGGCACCGCGGCGCGCATTGCCAGCAGCATCTGCAAAAAGGACGGTCAGCCGGTATTCACCGCGATGGATATCGAAGGCAATGATGCCGAAGGTCGTGGCGCTCTGTGTGCTGAGCTCACCATCGCACTGCTGAATGCGATGTCAGCAGCCAATGGCCTTGGTAAGGATGCTTCTGAAAAAAAATCGAAGCTGGCGAGGAAATCTGGTTCGACCTCGTCCTTAACGGCGTCGGCGGAAAAAGCGTCGCTGAGGCCAAAGAGAACCTGAGTTACGAGGAAGCCATGTCATGGATGACATACATCCAGCAAAACGGTTCGTTGAACCTTGGGCTTCGGATAGAGCGCGGCTTCGCGTTGCTGGCAACCGTCCTTGATCGCGCTCACGGCGGTAAGGCTCAATTCTCTGACTACCTGCCAGATAGAACACCGGAAGTTAAAACCGAGCAGGTAGCGGCTTCTGCCCAAGATATTTTTAGCCTCTTGAAGGCAGTGAAAAGGTGATCAATGGCCGTCGACTCACTAGGGCAACTCACCGTTGACCTGGTCGCCAATACTGGCGGCTTTGAGCAAGGGATGGATCGTGCGCAGCGGGCGCTGAAGTCGACGACCAAGGAGGCTGCGTATCAGGCTGGTCAGCTGGACAAACTGGTAGGCCAGATTGACCCTGTTGTCGCGGCTTATGGTCGTCTCGACAAAATGGAAGATCAGCTTCGTGCACACCGTGCTGCCGGTAGGTTGGATGAGGCCGACTTTACTGGCTACCTGAAACAGCTGGATGACCAGCGAAACTCGGTGGGCAAAGTAGACGCGGCCATGACCAAGGGAGGCATGTCTGCGAAGGCTTATGCCGCTGCTCTGCGTGGCGTTCCAGCACAGTTCACGGATATTGCGGTGTCGCTTCAATCAGGACAAAACCCGCTGTCGGTGTTCCTGCAGCAGGGCGGTCAGCTTAAAGATATGTTTGGTGGCGCAGGCTCGGCCGCAAAAGCCCTCGGCGGCTATGTTTTGGGTCTCATCAATCCGCTCACCGTTGCCGCTGCCGCCGCCGCTGTTGTAGCGTTGGCGTACAAGCAGGGTAGCGAAGAGGCAACCGCCTTTCAGACGGCTTTGATTCTGACGGGGAACGTCTCCGGAGCAAGTGTTGGCCAGCTTGGGGCGCTTGCGAAGCAAATCAGCCTGTCGACTGGCACCGTCGGCGCAGCGGCAGGAGTTCTAGAGCAACTCGCAAGTTCCGGGAAATTTCCGGTTCAGAGTTTTAGCTCGATTGCCATCGCTGCACTAAAAATGCAGGAGGCCACGGGCAAAGCCACCTCGGAAACGGTGGCTGACTTTGAGAAACTCGCCGACGACCCGACCAAAGCTTCCAAGGCGCTCAATGATCAGCTTCATTATTTGACGGCGGCGGTTTACGAGCATATCGATGCGCTGCAGAAAAGTGGCAACGTGCAGGGAGCGGCGTCCGTTGCAGAAGCTGCCTACGCCGAGGCGCTTACGGCTCGAGCAAATAAGATTACAGAAAACCTCGGCTCTGTTGAGAGCGGATGGCAGTCGGTAAAAAAGGCGGCGAAGGGTGCTTGGGACGCGATACTTGATGTCGGGCGCGAGCAGACGTTTCAAGAAAAAATGACCCTCCTGCAGGAGCAGCTTACAAACGCCTCGCGGCTTGGTACTGGCCCGCGTGGGGGAGGCGGGCGCGGAGCGCCTGCGATCCAAAGCGATATCACCTCGCTGTACGTCACGGAAAACGAGAAAAACAACCGGGCTGCTGCCAAAGGGATTTATCAGGACATTCAGGACAAGGGCGTTGCCGCCCTGACAACCTTCAACAAAGGGCTTGATGATTCGTCGTCAAAATCGGAGAAAATGACCAAGGATCTCAAGGCCGCAAGGGTTGAGATCGAAAACATTAATCGCGCCGCCAAGGTCAATGGCACTGCGCCGGTTAGTGACGCCGATGCTAAAAAGCGGTTGGATGGAATCCGGGATAAATACAAAGAAGACAAGCCCAAAGCCTATTCTGAAGACGCCGGAACGAAGCTGCTCGACAACTTGGCCAAGCAAACCGCCGCGCTTCAAGCCCAGTCCGGGAGCAGCGAAAAGCTTAACCAGTCCCAGCAGGACCTGGTGAAATGGGAGCAGGAACTCTCGGACATCAAGAACAAAAAAGTTCTGACGGCCGATCAAAAGTCGCTGCTGGCCAGTTCGGATCAGATCACGGCGCAGTTGAAGATCAACGCCGCTCTCGAAGCCGGCAACGTTCTACGGACCAAAGCAACCGAAGAACAAAAGAAACTCACTGCTTTTAAAGAGAACCTGAGCAGCCAACTAGACACTGCGCAGCTTGGCCTCAGTAATAACTTGGCTGGAGCCTCCCTTGGCGACGTTCAGAAGCAGCGTCTGAAAGAGCAGCTGAGCATTCAGCAGTCGTATCAGGCTCAGCAGGACAAGTTGACGTCCGACTTCAACAAGAGCAACAAGGATCAGTTCAGCACTGACCTGTATTCGAAGGAAACGTCTGCGCTTCAGGATGCGCTGAGCCAGCGTCTGGCCATGCAGACCAAGTATTACAGCGACGTTGATAAGGCTCAGGCTGACTGGACCAACGGAGCGTCAGCGGCGTATCAGGATTACCTGCAGAGCGCCAAAGACGTGGCCGGGCAGACGAAAAGCCTGTTCAGCAATGCGTTCAGCTCCATGGAAGACGCTCTCACCACCTTCGTGACAACCGGGAAGCTGTCTTTTGCGGACTTTACAAAATCGATTCTGACCGACATTGCGCGAATCGCGGTGCGCCAGGCTGAGACGCAGGCTATTTCAGGGCTTGCGGGTCTGCTTGGCATCGGGAGCAGCACTCAGAACGCTGGCTCGGCTGCGGCTGCCGCTGGCTACAGCACGACGTCATACGCTGGAGCTTATGGCTTTTCCGATGGCGGCTACACCGGTGACGGCGGCAAGTACGAGCCGAAAGGCGTGGTTCACGGTGGCGAGGTCGTCATCCGTAAGGAAGTGGTTCAACAGCCCGGAATGCGGCCCTATCTCGAAAACCTGAACAATTCCGGCGCAGGCTATGCCGACGGCGGTTATGTTGGCCTTTCCAGTGGATCTTCCAGCACCCCGGCGTCTTCTGCAGGCCAAGGCAGTGTAGTTATTCAGCAGAATATTAGCGTTCCAGAGTCGAGCAACAACTCCTCTCAGGCCGATATAAGTGCCGTAAGCCAAGCCTATGCCGACACAGCCAAACGCGGCGCAGAACAGGCGATCGCGCAGGAGCTGAGAACTGGCGGGTCGATTTGGAGGGCGGTAAATGGCCGTTGAAACATTCACCTGGTGCCCGAAGCTCGGATCTTCGAGCACGGCGGAATATAACAACCGCTCCTCTAAATTCGGAAACGGTTACGAGCAGGTAGTCGCCGATGGGATAAACAACATCAGCGATGCCTGGTCGCTTTCCTTCGCGGTCGACGAGGTCGAAGCGTTGGCAATCAAAGCTTTCCTTGATAGACACGCTGGCAACAAGTCTTTCTTTTGGACGCCGCCGCTGGGCAGTCTGAACTTTTACCGGGCGTCAGCACCTTCCGTTTCACCGAATGGGGCTGGGTTCTTCACGCTGACCACAACATTCACCCAATCCTTCCTACCGTAGGTTCACGCCATGCCATTAATCAGCGACTTTCAGATTCTTGAACCTGGAAGCGAAGTGCTGCTGTTTGAACTCGACGGCTCGGATTATGGGGCGGATATTCTGCGGTTTCATGGCCACTCCATCCCGTACACGTCGGCCGAGCTTATGGCGGCGGGCGCTGATGCCGATCAGTTGCCCGCCAAATCGATCACATGGCAAGGCGAAGAATATGGCGCGTGGCCCATGCAGATCGACGGTATTGAGGCCAACGGGGACGGCACGGCTATCCGCCCGACGTTGTCTGTTGGCAACGTCAATGGACGAATCACCGCGCTGTGCTTGGCCTTCGAAGATCTTCTGGAATTCAAACTCACCATGCGCCACACGCTTGGCCGATATCTGGACGCGGTGAACTTCGAAGGCGGCAACATCGATGCCGATCCGACACAGGAATCTATCGAGGTCTGGTATCTGGATCAGAAAACCAACGAAGACGGCGAAAATGTTTCGTGGGAGTTGGCGAGCCCCGGCGACGTTGGTGGCGAGTCTATCGGCCGGCAAATGACGACGCTTTGTCACTGGGCGCTAACTGGCGGCTATCGCGGTCCTAACTGCGGTTACACCGGTGGCTACGTCGATATCGACGGAAACCCTACCGACAATCCCGAAATGGACGGTTGCAACGGATTGCTCACCACGGGCTGCAAGGCTCATTGGGGGGCGGACAACGAGCTGCCTTTCGGTGGTTTTCCTGCTGTGTCTTTGATCGCACGGAGCTAATCATGCTTAAGCATATTTTGGCGGCGGTGCAGTCGCATGCAGCAGCGGAATACCCGCGGGAGTGTTGCGGATTGTTGGTGGTAGTGGGGCGTAAGCAGCAATATTTCCCCTGTGTGAACACGGCCACCGACCCAACAGAAGAATTTCGGATTAATCCGGACGACTACGGGCGAGTCGAGGACATCGGCGAGGTTATCGGTATCGTTCACTCCCATCCGGACGCAACCAGCCGACCATCTCCGCGCGATCTCGCCATGTGCGAAGCGACCGAACTACCCTGGCATATATTTAGCTGGCCCGAAGGTGATCTGCGGACAATCACTCCGACCGGCAATACTCCGCTGCTGAAAAGGCCGTTCGTGCACGGCGCCTGGGACTGCTGGCAGGTCTGCGCTGACTGGTACGTGCGCGAATGGGGCTTGAAGTTCGAAGCCTTCCAGCGCGAAAACGGTTGGTGGGAGCAAGCCGACGGCCCGAGCCTTTATGAACAAGCGTATGAAGCGGCTGGCTTTGAGCGCGTTGCAAGCCCGCAGCGGGGCGATATGATCGTTATGGATGTAGGACGCACCAAACATCCGAACCACGCAGGGATCTTCCTTGGCACGGACGCCTCACTGCCTGACGAAACGGGCGGGGTGTATGGCTCCGGTCCATTTTTACTCCACCACCTGTACGGCCGCCCTTCGGAGATAATCATTTTTGGCGGCCCATGGCTGAGTAAAACTCGACTGATTCTTCGTCATCGCAATGCTCAGTGATAACCTCACCGGTTCATCAATGAGGGATCAGCATGAGAATTTTGATAGGGGCGTTGGTAGTTGCTCTGTTGGCTGGGTGTATGGCGCGGCCAATGAACGAGGTAAGGCAGGACGGGCCGAACAAGATCCTCTTCTCCAAAAAGACGGATAAGGCCCTCGCGCAGTGTATTCAATACGAGTGGCAGAACCAGTCACTGTTCGGCGTCACACCTGAGGCGACGATGCAGGCTGGTCGTGATTCTGGCTATACCGTATTCACTGCGGCGTCTGAGTATTTTGTGGATATCAAGTCTGAGGCATCAGGGGCGGAAGCGAAGTACTACGTGATTGCTGACAACTGGATTGCAAGGGCGAGGCTGGAGAAAATTCAATCCTGCCTCTGAAGAAATCTGAAAGCCCGCTTCGGCGGGTTTTTTATTGGGAAAATAAATGGCCGCTCACTACACACCCATGACAGTAATCAAGTTGTCCGGTTCTCTAGCTAAGCGATTTGGCAGAGAGCACCGTCGCTTGATTGATAGTCAAAGCGTTTGGGAGGCGTTTCGCTCGCTTAAGGCTACTTTGCTGGGGTTCGAAGAAGAAGTTAAGAGGCTTGATCGGTTAGGTCTTCGCTTCGCCATTTTTCGCAATAAACAAAACGCCGGAACAGATTTATTTGGAATGTCTGGCACGCGCGAGCTACGGATCGTTCCGGTGATGGAGGGCAGCAAGCGTGGGGGGTCGCTACAAACCATTTTGGGCGCCGTCCTGATCGTCGTCGGGCTTGTTATCACGGGCGGCACATTCGGTGCTGGCGCTCCTTTCGGCTCTGCGTTGATTACGCTTGGGGCGTCGATGGTAGCGGGCGGCGTCATCCAGTTGCTAAGTCCTCAAGCCAAAGGCCTGAGCCAAAGCGCTTCCCCGGAAAACTTGCCGTCGTATGCCTTCGGCAGTGCCAGAAATACTACAGCCAGCGGCAACCCAGTTCCGATTTGCATAGGCCGCCGTCGCTGGGGTGGCGCGATCATTTCTGCATCGATTCTCGCTGAAGACAAGACCTGACCTGATCAGTAAGACCGAGCCGCCCGAGAGGCGGTTTTTTTATGCCTGGAGAAAAGTATGGGCGCAGTACAGCAGATCGATATTCACGGGGCCAAAGCTGGCAGCAGCACTCCAAAATCCCCTACCGAAGCCACTGACAGCCTGCGCTCGACAAACCTTGCGAAACTCTTGATCGCCGTAGGTGAGGGAGAATTCGACGGCACTCCGACGAACAAAGACCTTTATCTCGATAACACACCAATCGAAGACGGCAGTGGCAATGTTAATTTTCCCAATGTGAAATGGGAGTGGCGCACCGGGTCGGTTGAGCAGAGCTACATCCAAGGCATTCCCGCAGTTGAAAATGAAACGGTCGTAAACGTAGAGCTGCGCAGCACTGCGGCATGGATTCGGTCGGTCACCAATATTCAACTTTCAGCAGTACGCGTGCGCCTGGCGTGGCCCGCACTCCAGCAGCAAGACGATGAAGGCAATGTCGGCGGCTACCGGATTGAATACGCTATTGATGTGGCAACAGATGGCGGCGCCTATCAGCAGGTGCTGAGCGAAGCCGTGGACGGCAAAACCACCACGCGCTACGAGCGTTCGCGCCGCCTCGACCTGCCTGCTGCGACTTCCGGTTGGCTGATTCGAGTGCGTCGGATCACTCCAAACCAAAATACAAACAAGATCGCCGACACCATGCTGGTTGCCGGGCTTACCGAAGTCATCGATCAGAAGTTGCGATATCCGAACACGGCACTTTTATACATCGAGTTCGATGCAGAGCAATTCACCAACATTCCAGAGGTGACGGTCGACTGCAATGCCAAGAAGTGGCAGGTGCCGAGCAATTACGACCCGGTTGCCCGCACCTACTCCGGCGCATGGGACGGCACGTTCAAGGAAGCATGGACCAATAACGCAGCCTGGATCACTTTTGGCGTGTGCACGGAAGATCGCTTTGGCTTGGGCAAGCGCATCAAACCGTTCATGGTCGACAAGTGGGAGTTGTTTCGGATCGCGCAGTACTGCGATCAGTCTGTGTCGAACGGTGTAGGCGGCGAAGAACCACGATTTCTCTGTGACATGAACATTCAGGGCAAGGCTGACGCCTGGGGCTTGCTCCGCGATATCTCGGCAATCTATCGCGGCATGACTTACTGGGCCCAAGGTCAGTTGGTGATGCAGGCAGATATGCCGCGCGCAACAGACTTCGACTATGTGTTCACACGCTCAAACGTCATTGACGGGAAGTTTTCTTATGGAAGCGCTTCGGCCAAAACTCGCTATACCCGCGCGATTGTCAGCTACGACAACCCCGCGAACAATTACGACACCGATGTAGTTCCCTATGCTGACCTGACTTTGCAGCGCCGCTTCGGCGATAAGCCAGTCGAGATCAGTGCCATTGGGTGCACCCGCGCTTCAGAAGCGCAGCGCCGTGGCAAATGGGTAGTGCTGAGCAACAACCTCGACCGCACAATCAGTTTCAAAACTGGGATGGAGGGCGCAATTCCGCTGCCTGGATACATCATTCCGGTCGCGGATTCGTTGCTGGCAGGCCGGGAAATCGGTGGACGGATGTCGTCCGTTACAGGGCGCGTCGTGACACTTGATCGTGACACCCTGGCAAAGGCCGGTGACCGATTGATCGTCAACCTGCCAAGCGGGAAAGCCGAGGCTCGAACCGTGCAGTCGGTTAGTGGCCGTGCTGTTACCGTCACCACGGCGTACAGCGAAGCTCCAATCGCACAGCTCCAATGGGCTATCGATGCGGATGACTTGGCTATTCCGCTATACCGTGTCCTGAGCGTGAAGCGCACCACCGAGGGCGATTATGAAATCTCGGCATTGCAGTACGAGCCGAGCAAGTTTGCTGCCATCGACACGGGCGCGCGGTTAGAAGAACGGCCGATAAGCGTTATCCCGATTACGATCGTTCCGGCGCCCGCCAGTGTAACGCTGACGTCGAATACCGCCATTTCCCAAGGCTTGGCCGTCACCTCGATGACTATCGACTGGCCCGCTGTCGTGGGCGCTGTCGCGTACGACGTGCAATGGCGCAAGGATAATGGCAACTGGATCAGCGTTGCGCGCACCGGTACCGCGAGTGTTGATATCGTCGGGATATATGCTGGCGCCTACTTGGCTCAGGTCCGCGCTGTTAGCGCTTTCGACATTTCGTCGATCTGGAAAAGCTCGATCCTTACCCAGCTCAGCGGGAAGGAAGGCTTGCCGCCGGCGGTCACTTCCCTAACCGCGACCTCGGGTCTGTTTGCTATCGACCTGGCCTGGGGCTTTCCTGCTAGCGCTGAAGACACGCAGCGTACCGAAATCTGGTACGGCACCAACAACCAGCTGACCAACGCCACGAAGCTGACTGACCTTTCGTATCCGCAAAAGGACTATTCGCTCCAGGTTGGCCAGCCGGGGTTGACGTATTTTTTCTGGGCTAGGCTGGTTGACCGTACGGGTAATATCGGCCCTTTCTTCCCTACTGGGGCCGGCGTAATGGGGCAGTCAAGCTCTGACGCTGGCCCTATTCTTGTAATGCTCGGCGGAAAGGTAACTGCGACCGAGCTTTCGCAGGAAATCAACACGCGTATAGATTTAATCGACGGTCCTGCAGCGATGCCGGGATCGGTTGCGTACCAGGTCAAGCAGTCCAATGACCAGCTTCAGGAGCAAATCGACCAGATTGGTGACATCGCGGACTCGGCTGCATACGACCCGGCCAAGGCTTATACCGTCGGCCAGAGCGTAATTTTCACCGATGGGATTTTGTATCAAGCCAAGGGCAGCGTTCCTGCCGGATCTGCGCCGCCTGATGCCACCTACTGGACCAACGTCGGACAGGCTGTATCTGATGCTTCCGGTCTGGCGGCGCGAGTCACCACGGCCGAAACGAACATCACTGATATCCAAGGGGTAAACACCGCCCAAACAACGAGCATCAACGGACTGCAATCGTCGTTAACCGGCAAGGCTGACGCTTCGGCGCTCAACAGCCTCACGACTCGCGTGACATCAGCAGAGGGCAGCATTACTTCGCAGGGTCAGTCGATCACCGGCCTGACAAATACCGTTGCCGGGAAAGCGGATGCATCCGCTTTAGCTGCTCTGACTACGCGTGTCACTTCTGCTGAGGGCGTGAATACCTCACAAGGCACGGCGATCACTAACCTGACCAACAGCGTTTCGACCAAAGCAGATGCGTCGGCGGTGACAGCACTGACAAACCGCGTGACAAGCGCCGAGGGTTCGATCTCGTCCCAAAGCAGTGCTACCACTGCGCTGACCAACCGTGTCACCACTGCCGAGTCGAATCTGACCGCGCAAGCAACGGCGATCAGTAACACCAACACCAACGTCTCGGTGATCGACGGCAAGCTGACCACGCAAACCACGCGAGTGGACGGGATCTACGCGCAGGTTAATCCAGCCTTGGCTGGTGATGGCGTGGGCCTTGCCGGCGACAACGTGACTCTTGTTGGTGTCTGGACGGAGCAGTCTGCCCGGATTGAGGACGGAGTCGCTACCGGGCGACGGATTGATGCTGTCACAGCATCGGTTAACGCTACGAATGCGACGGTTCAGACTGAGACTAATGCGCGAGCGTCCGGTGACGCTGCTCTTGCATCCCAGATTGTCACTGTCCAGGCCGTGGCAAGTGGCGCGACAGCGGCGGTGCAGGTTGTGGCAACCGCGCAGGCGGCTTCTGACATCAAGGCCTCGGCCATGTGGGCGGTAAAACTCCAGGTCAACGCCCAAGGCCAGTACGTCGTCGCGGGTATCGGTGCTGGTATTGAAAACGTCGGCGGCACGCTGCAGAGCAACATTATCTTTCAGGCCAACACGATTTCGTTCGCCAGCCCGAACGGTGATGGGTCGCTGTCTTACCCGTTCATCATCGCTGGCGGGGTTAACTACTTCAACTCGGCCTACTTCCAAGATGCATCCATCAGCTTCTTGAAAGTAGGCGATAACGTTCAGTCCACCAATTATGTGGCCGGAACAAGCGGATGGAAGTTATTCAAGAACGGCAACTTCGAGATAAACGGCAGTTCGGGTGGCGGGCGTCAAATTATTAACAACGCCGGCGGCAAGGTTTACGACACCAACAACGTCAAACGATATCAGTGGGGAGACCTCTCTGTATGAGTTACGGCATGCGGATATGGGGCGCCGATGGGGCGCTCCAGATCGATGAAAACTCTTTCACGATGCGCGTGGTCTTGTCGACGACGGTAACCATTGCGTCTACCAGCGGCAAAGTCATGCAGGCATTTTCAGTGCCGGGTTGCAACGCTTCAAACTCAATGGCAATCGTTATCCCAAACGGTACCTACTCGAACGGCCTGACAACTCAATACGAAACGGAAATGGTCACGGATGCGGCCAATGTCTACAACTACAATCGCGGGTTCGATGCCAGTCTGGTAGCGAACGTCTCGTCAATGCGGCTTCTTGTTATAAGGTTTGCCTGATGACCTTTGGCGTTCAATTCACCAATACCGGTAATGTGGTCACACTCGATTCAGAGTTTGCCCGACTGAGCGTTTTATGCAGCGGAAGGTACGCACCGACTGAAGAGTCAAACCTTGGGTCGACAACGAACTTCCCCGTTGTAATCACCTCACAGGAGCCACCGCTTGTATTCGTCAGACCGGACACTACAACGATTCAGTCAGGTCTGACGCTGATGCGCGTGAACGGCAGCCCCGGCGCATGGACTGGCTTCTATGTGCGGGCGCAGAACGCCAGCACCGCACAGCCCAATGGCCGGTACTTTGCGGCAGCGTTCAAAGCCCAAGCCACAGCAACGTTCGGAATGCGGCTATGGGACGCTTCAAGCGCGCTTATCTTCGATTCGGGAACAAGCTCCGCGCTGTTTACTCGGGCTTTCCAAAATTGGACGTACGACCACACCGATACTGTTTCGCCTAACTTCTTCAACTATTACACCGTCTCGTTCGACTTCCCCGCTAACGAATACATGATGATTAACAACTTTGGCATGAACTTGACTGCCGGGGGATCGTCAGGACGGTTACTTTCGTGCCTTTGGGACTTTTCCGCTGGCAAGTTGTGGGCGCTGACTGTTGCAGCCTCAAACCCATTTGCGTTCTACCTCCCAGCCCTTTTCGCGAAGATGGCTGTCTAGATCCAACAAATTCAATCAACCCGCCAAGCGCGGGTTTTTTAATGACCAAAATTAAGGAACCTCTATGTCTAAGCAGACTGTCAGCCTCGGCACGGCGCCGACTGGCACTGGCGGCGATACTCCGCGCAGTGCATTTACCAAAATACAATCGAATATGGATGAGCTGTACGCCGCGCTTGGGGGTGCCGGGTCTCCGGTTGCTTTGCCTGCTGCGCTGCCTATTTCGGCTGGTGGTACGGGAGCCATAACTCAGCCGCTTGCTCAGGCTGCTCTGGGGCTTGTGCCGACAACAACCCAAACAGACAAGACTGCGGGGCGACTGCTCAAGGTCGGTGACTACGGGATAGGCGGCAGTCTTGTACTTTATACAGGCAGCATTGACGACACGTCAGCAGTACCCTTTGGTAAATGCTATCCAACTTCCGCCGCTACCGGGACCAAGCCCGCAGGTGCGCAGCTCCAAGGTTTGTTGGATACGTGGGGCTATACAGGGGATGCGGTACACCAAGAGTGGACGGACGTATCAGGGGGCGCGGGACAAACGCTACCTCAGTACTGCCGGGACAAATACGCGACGAACGCTTGGGGTCCGTGGCGACCTAAGTATCATGCGGGTAATGCGGTAGGCACGGTATCCCAAATTAGCGGGGCTGCCACCGGCGCTATATTCGAGATAGGTTCAAACGCCAACGGTAAGTATACAAAGTTTATGACGGGGCTAATGATATGCGAAGGTCTGATACCAACCCTTACCGTCGCAGCTAACGTGCCCACTTCGTTCACGCAAGCGCTGCCAGCAACTTATATTGATGGAACTTTTCTTACTTCTGTTGTTGCTACGCCGGACGGAAACAATAATCAATCTGGTATTGTCTGCACTTACGCCGCAAGCACTTCAAGCTTTGGATATGTTCATTTAAACGGGCCAACTGCGCAACACATGGTTAACGGTCGATATGTAGCAGTAGGGAGGTGGTTCTAATGATTATTAAACTTTCACCGGTTCGCACTGATAAGACGCTTACCGTTATTAAGTCCGGCAGTACTTTAACGGTCAATGGAGAAATCTTTGATTTTTCTCAAATGGGCGACGGCGACACACTGCCCAGCTCGGCCATTCTTTCCGAGTGGTTTGCGGGCGATATCGACAAGGCAGGTGGCGAGCTCACCCTAACGCTGTTTTTTCCGAATCCCTGGAACTACAGCCCGGAACAAGCCTTCCCCGTCGACCTACTAAATGTGCCAGATGGCCCGGTCATTTTCCCGCAGCCGTTGCCGGACCCGATCATCGAAGCTCAAGCCGAGGACGCCGTATGAATATCGACTGGACTCAACTGATTACCAAGGCCATGAAAGACGCAGCTGCATTGGCCGCGCTACTTGTTGCCGCTAAAGCTGACCTTGCCGCCCGCAATGCTAAATGCGTAGCGCAGATCGCCCGCATCCAAGATCGCATCGATACGCTGGGTTATGGCATCGACAGCGGTGAAGCGACCCCAGAGGATGAAGCTGAGCAGGCGGCGCTGATGGCGAATATCAAGTTATGGAAGACGTACAAGTTCGCGCTGGGCAAGGTTACTGCTCAGACGACTTGGCCCGCCGCGCCAGTTTGGCCGGTAGAACCGGTGACGCCGATCATCGCCGCCGATCCGCAGGCGCTGTCGCCCGACTCCATTTAATCGCCCGCCCAACACCCGCACCCGCCCTGAGCGGGTTTTTTTATGCCTGGAGAAAAGTAATGGATGTGACAACTCGCGACAGAGACGTGCTCGCCCGGACCCTGTGGGGCGAATCTCGCGGTGAAGGTTTTGCCGGGATGGTTGCCGTGGCCTGGTCAATCCGCAACCGGGTGGATATGGATCTGCACCATGACGGTAAGCCTGATTGGTGGGGCGAAGGTTACGTCGGCGTGTGCCAGGCCCCGTGGCAATTCAGCTGCTGGAACAAGAACGA